TCTGTGCCAAGAACCATTGTGGCTGATACACCTGTCGCATCGGCTGCGCCAAAACTTGTGACCCCAACACTACCTAACGCACTTGTTATACCTATGTTTTCAGGCGTTACGCTTGATACTGGTACAAAAGCACCTGGTAGTTCTGCAATAGAGACTTCTGATATGGCATTAAAGCCAAGCATTAGTCAGCGTCCTGTATGGTCAGTGTGCCTTCTTTTACTTGTCGCATTATTTCTGCGTAGTGCCTGTTATCAGGGTCTAGTGGTACAAAACTGGTTATACCATCAATAACTACTGTAATGCTTGTTATTTCATTATTACCTAGTTCTTTTTCGTATTTTGCTGAAGTAATATTCATTTTTATCCTAAAGTTCTGCATCTATTGTTATATGACACGTTATCCAATCATGTTGCTCTGGACTTCCTCCTCCATAAACAGCTGCATTTTTTGTTCCTGATGTTAAACGTGACATATTTATGTCTGTGGAATCATTATGATTACGACCTTTCCCACTTGTACCTGTGCCAGGACTATATGTTGTTAAAGTTCCAGAAGCTCTAAGGTCTACTGGTAATCCACGATCAAGGATGACATTATCAGCAGAGCCATGTCTTATAGTTAAAGCCCCATTGGCAGTAGCAGTGCCAATATCCGTCCCATAATCGTAACTCGTATAAAAAAAGCGTTGGCATTTATGAAGAGTCGTTTCAAAAGGCTCGTGTTCAAAAACTGTTGGATTTTGTCCTACTTCTAATTGCCACCCTGTTGTTAAAAATGTTGCATTTGCAGTTTCCGTCCATTTTTGAGTAAAGTCTGGAGTTCTACTTGACGTGGAATAATTTTGCCATCCATTCAAAGTATGACCACTGTCCGATTCACCAGTAGTTTCGTCAACATGAATCGCAAGCAAAGCACCCATTCCATTATCATTATTAAAGGTAAGATTACTATCGCCTGAAATGGCAAATGAAACATTACTCCATGTATTTGCTGATACTGTAAATGCTTTTGTAAATTGTCGTGAAGTTCCATCATCTGTTCTAAAACCTACATAATATGTTCCTGCTACACTTGATTTAACCCAACAGTTATAACTTAAAGAGCTTGAAGAGTTTGTATAATCCCAACCTGAGTTTCTAAGGTTTTGTGCTTCAATCCGTGTATCAATTCTTAATCTGCCACCATTACTGCTTGCGACATTAGTATTTTCAATTTTAAAACTATTCGAAAATCCGTAACCTGATGGAACATCTGTCGCTTGAGTATATGTTCCTGTGAACCCATTGTGATCTGTCCTAAATCTATCAACAGTGTAATAAGCACCACTTGTTTTTCCAGTTTCTGAGGTTGATCTC